TCCAAGGTAATCCATGATGCCGCCGAAGCCGCCTCTGCGCTGCTGCGGCGCTGCCGCTGCCTGCGGGCGATCCTGCCGAAGCGCTGACAGAGGCGCGCGTGGCGCTGTTCGTGGTGCCATGCCGGTGGCCAGCATCTGCTGGCGCAGCTCTTCTTCGCGCGCCCTATCGAATGGAGTTGCCATCGTGGTTTGCCCTTCTCCTAAAATCGTCTTCACATAGTTTTGCGTTTCCGCAATATTTGGCACCCTGCCAAGCTTAGCCACACGCGTCGGGCCAGCGTTATACGCGGCCAGCGCAAGCTCTGGGCTGCCAAAGCGTTTAAGCTGCTGGCTCAGATACTTTGCAGCGCCTTCCAAGTTTTGCAGCGGATCTGTCGGGTCTACGCCAAGCTCCTGCGCCGTGGCAGGCATGAGCTGGCCGAGGCCGATCGCGCCCTTCGGGCTTACGACGTCCGGCCTAAAGCTGCTCTCCTGCTGTATGAGGCGCAGGAACATTTCGGGGTCTATCCCGTATTTGCGTGCCGCGTCTCTGGCTGCTTGGCGGTAGTCCATGTGTTACCTCGGAAACATGCTTGCGCCAAGCTGTAGATAGTTGAACAATCCCGGCTGCATTGACTCTGTTGTCGTTGACTGATCTGGCGTAGCCCCAAGCGCCGCCAATGGCGCTGCGAGCGCCGCCGAAGGCGCGCCGGTGTAGCCTGCATATTGGCCGCGCGCCGCGTCGATAAGCGCCTGCTGCAATCCCTGCTGCATGAGACCCTGCTGCATCTGCTGCTGCTGGATCGCCTGCCCTGTTCCGAATGCCTGCTGGCCAAGTCCGGCGAGCTGCCTCGCTGCGCTCAAGCGCGTACCCATTGCGGCTTGCTGAGCTTGCAGATTTTGCTGCTGAGCCGACGCCGCCTGCTGGGCTGCGAATTGCGCGGCTCTGTTTTGCGCTGCGATGTCTTGGCCTGCCATACCCATTGCGCCTTGGTATCCTTGCTGGCGCAAGCCTGACGCAGTGCGCGCCGCCTGCTCGGCAAAGGCGCGGTTGGTTTCCGCTTCAGCAATGCCGTGGCGTGAACCGCCAAACGCTCTGGCGCGTGTTGCCTGCGCGCCGCCTAAGTTTTGCTGCATCTGGCGTGCGCGCTCAAGATCAGCCAGAGATTGCTCCACGACTTGCGCCTCATACGGGTTGGTATATGGCGCGAGGCTTGTGCCAGCAATCTGTGCTGGCGTGTATCCGACCGCCTCGATCTGGCGCGGCGTGAAGCCAAGCCCGCTTTGCGCGGTTCCCATCGCCTGCTGTAACGCGCCAGCGGATGCAAGATTTACGTTGAAATCTTGCGTCGGGGCCAGTGGCGGCGGCGCAGGCGCTGCGACTTGCGGCGCTGTTGGCGTAATCGGGGCCATACCGAATGTAGGCGTTGCGCCCATTGTTGGCGCTACTACCTGACCGCCACCTTTTGCACCTTGTCCAGCCATTATGCTGCTCCTTTACTTATCTTGTAAATCATTTGCCACCGCCGCCACCGCGCCTAGCGGGCTTTGATGGAGGGGCGATTGTGGCCCTTCCAGTGGTAGGCGCAAAAGAAATCGGTTCATTTCTAAAACTATCATCTCTTTGCGGCACAATAATTGGCGCTGGCAAGTCTGGATCCACAAACCCAGCCGCGCCGCCTGCAAACATCGGGTCGCCAACACTTACCGCTGGCCCTAATATACTTTCCATTATTGCGTTTACATCACTAGAGCCAGTGTCGGCAGGCGACGGTGGGGTCGCCGGTGCCTCTTCGACTATGTTGTACTTGCTTGCCGTGTCTGCGCCAAACATTGTACTTATGTCTCCGGCTTGGTTCCCGCTTTGCTGCAAGTTGCCAGCAGCGTCAAATAACTGATACGATGAAGTTCCATCACCTAAAGGCGTGTATCTTATAGTTTTCTTATTTGGGTCTATTGCTGGTGCGGAGGGCGCTGCTTGGCCAATACCAAGCGCCTCCTCTAAAGCGCCGATTGCGGCACCAGTTATGCCGCCACCCATAATAAAGTTGCCAACATCAGACAGCAGCCCGCCGCCCTCGAATGGGCCGCCAGCCGCATTAGGGCCGCCGCCATCAATCATATCTATAAAGCCTGTGTATTCTTGTGGCTCTAAGCCCAATATTGCCTGCTCGCCTGCAGCAAGTGGCCTTCCCTCTATCGGCGTGTAGCCAATTTCATCTATCGCTGCGCTAATTGCGGGGTCTAATGTGTAGTCGCTGGGAACTGTTGGCGGCAAAAATGCATCAACACCCGCAGCATCAATAATCTCCGGCGTTATGCCAAATCCAGTTGATTGCCCTGTCGGGTCTTGCGCTGCCTGCGCGGCTTGGTATTCGTAAACTGTTTGGAAAGCCTCATTATAATCAGGGTTTGTTGGGTCAGTCGTCATTATTTGTTGAGCAATCTGAACCTCTGGCGGCGCGATATTAAATATTTGGTCGTTTGGCTGCACAGCCAAGTTTGGGTTAGCCGCAAAGCTTGTTGTCTCATATGTAACATTTTGCGGCCCAGCAGCCGCCTGTGCTTGTGCAATCGCCAGCTCGTTTGCGCGATCTGCTGCGCGGATGTCTGCAATCGTGCCCATAGTGCTGTAATCAACAGCAGGCTGCACACGCGTTCCGGCTTGGCCTGTCACGGGATCAATGAAAAAGCTCTCAATGTATTGCGCCTGCGCTGGGCGCTGCGCGGCAAGCTCGTCAACGGCCTGCTGGTACAATGGAGCTGCGCTATATCCGCGTACACCGCCAGCAAACTGCGTTGGCTCTGGCATGCCGCCCATAATATCAGCTTGCGTTGTTGGCGTTCCCAATCCAAACGCAGACGCAACGTCAGCGGTTTGCTGGAAGCCAGCCTGCTGGAACGGCGTAAACGCGGCAACATCTGGCCCAAAATACGGCACATAGCCAATCTGGCTAATGCCTTCGGCCTTTGCCAAGTTACGGCGCGCAGCCTCTTCAATGTATTCTGGAATCTCGACGCTTGTCGATGTTGATCCGCCCTTGCCGCCTGACATTATTCAAACTCCTTCACATATGAGGCGTGCAGTGGCACCCAGCCATGCGCCTTCAGTGGTTTCTTCCAGCCAAACCGGCCCGTCATGGTCAACGCAGAGCATCCTTGCGCTTTTGCCCATGCTATCACATCTTCATGCATTTCTAAAATCTGATCCAACTCGCCGCCGCCAAGAAACACGTTTAAAACTTTCTTTCTCGGATATACCACTATTTCGGTGACTATGCACCCCCTCGGCGTAGGCCAGAGCTGCATCGTTCCCTTGTATATACCCTCGGCCACGTCGATGAAGTCATGCGTGCCGCCGGAATACTCCAAAGCGGCCTCAATCCATTCGCGGCATCTTTCAAGCTCTTTATCCATGAAGCCTCGTAATCGCTAAAGTTGACGCGGGTATTGCTGGCACCGGCGAGGACGCTGCGGTGTAATTCAAAAAGCCTTGCGTGCTGTCGATCATGTAATTGACCTCAAAGTAGTCATTCGCTGCAAGCGTAAATATCTGCGTGCGCGACGTGACCAGCGTGGCGTTGTTCTGGTGCAGCGCAGTGGTCATTGCGCTGTCTGCCACGTTGGTGCCGTTGACGCTGGGCCAGAAGTAGAAGTGAACCGTGCTGGCTGACGTTGATGATATTTGCGCGGAAAACGATACGACGTATTGGCCCGCCTCCTCGAACACGATCCGCGACGCTGGCGTGCCTTGCGTGATGCCGTCATTGCCGCTGGGCGCATCATATGTGAGCTTGTACGCCGTGTTGGCGGCAACAGGCGTGACGTCAGACGTCAATATAAAGTCAGCGTGGCCGTCTTCCAGCACAACTTGCCGCCACTCGCCGTTCTTACTGACAACGGGGTATTCGTTTATGCGATCCCACATCAACACGCCGTCCTCTGCCGCGCTCTCGCCGCCCGTCTGCTGCACCAGAGGCGAACGCGTCTGGCCAAGATACAGCATCATGCGCCGCGCCCATGACTTCCAGTCATCGCCCTGCGGCTCTGGTGCGCGATACTGCTGCGTCATCTACGTCCACCCGCAACAGTGTCCAAGCGATTTACTCCAACGCGCCAATCCGACAGCCTTGCGCCGTCAACGCGCATCCGCACTTGACGGCCCGTGAAGCGCATGCTGGTGGGATTAGCCATGCTAAACGGCCCGTATGATCTTTCTGTGCCGTTGGGGTAAAAGCGCGTTTTAAACGTGGCGCTGACATCGCCCTGCGTTTTTTCGTCGGGGATCATCTCCGTGACACTGATAACTTTATCGCCAGTTCCAAGCATGATTGGGCCTGTCTCTGCAAATGGCGATAGGTTGCCATATTCAAAGCCAACCTCATGCTCGTATATTTTCTTATCCGACGGATCTGCCATCATAGGTTGACGGAATGCTCCCCGATCAGCGCCCGCAGTGCGCGCCAGCGTGCCAATAGACCATGTGTTTTCTACATAGTTATATGTGACGTAACGGTCGTTTTCTGTTGATGCAGAAGACGGGTAGAACCACCATATCTCGCCATAGTTGCCGTTCGACATGGCAAACGCCTTACTGATTTGACCACGGTTTATGTCGTTAAACACGTAATCTGACACGTCGCTCTGGATCTCCTGCACACCGCCGCCAGTGTAGGCGTAGAAGGCATGCACGCCCATCCAGAAGCATCCAGCGTCAACGGTCGCATATGCAAGGTTAGCGGCGAGACCGCATGAAGACCCAACGCGCTCAATGCCGTAAACATAGGGCGGGCCAATATAGTTCGCCACATGCGCGTCCGTCGTTGTCAGGATAAGCGTCTGGCCGCGCACGTTCATTCCAGCCACAATTTGGCCATTCGTTTCCAGCTCAAGATCGCCAGCCTCGTTTGTTGCAGCAGGCGTCCACGTTGTATTGTCTTCGCGGTCAGACCACTGCACTTTTCGCGGGTTGCCGCCTGCGCCAAGGCAAAATAGGAAACGCTCTGCCGTCACAACTATGTTTCTGTTGCTCACTGGCGCGTTGGCAACTTGCGCGGCAATAGTGCCAGTATTGAGCTGCCACTCGTAAACCTTGCCGTCGTCTTCGTTATTGGCCAGCAAGTATTCACCCCAGCTCTGCAAGTTCCACGACGTGGCTGGCTGGATACGAATGGTATCGGGGCGCGCAATGCCGTAGGCATAGTTGCCGTATGTGCTACCGCCGTAGCCAGTAAACGATACCGCGTCTTCACGGCCAGCCGTCAGGCCGCTTGGCGTGATGTCGTATTGGGTGCCGGTTTCGCTGTACACGTAGAGCTTGCTGTATGTGCCGGTGCCAATCCAACGATCATTGCTGTTGTCGATCCAAGTGTGCATGCCGCGCGGAATAGCATTTGTTGCGGTGCTTGATCTTGTGCGCCAGCCACCAACGGGGCGCATTGTGCCGTCGATCCAACGGATCAAACTGGCATCGCGCCAGCGGCCCATGCTCTGCAAGTCGGTGCCGTTGCGGTAAACCCCAGCGGGTACTTCCAAATTTATCAGAGCCATCGTTGCCTCGTTGGTGTTGCGCGCTTGCCGCAGTGTAGCACATGACCATTTGATGCGCAAAAGGGCAGCGTTTTGCTGCCCCTCGCGTTTTTGCTATGCTGCGCGGCTATTCCGCGTCAGGCTCAAGGGCAGCTTTCAGCTCGGCCATGAAGCCCTGCCTGCCCATCTGAAGCTGCACCAAGTTGAACTGCGCAGATCCGATCTTCTGGTCTAGCGAATTGATGTGATTTATGCACATCTTTGCAGTGTCGCTTAGTTGATCTTCAGTGTATTCCACATCGTCAATCGTAATGACCTTTTTTTCTTCAGTCATATGATTTCCTTTCTAGGTTATGACCAAGGCACTCCCGCCTCAGTGGTTGGATT